TTCTTGGATGGCACCCCCCTCTGCATCAGGGGGGGGGGGACCGCCCGCCGCAAACGCAGCACCGCCCTTCCACACGCCGATGTCCTTGACCTGCACGTTTACGTCAGCACCTACCGCAAGTGCGGCAGGCGTCTCCGCAATCGTGAGCCCCCCCGGAACGAGCGTATCGCTGCACGGAACAGCACCGCCGCTCCCGAGCGCTACAGCCGTGAAAGGACCCGTCTTAATCTCGGTCTTTACAGGCACAACAATCGTCGCGCTGTCGCTTATTACAGAACCGTTAAACATCCTTTGCCCTCCTCTTACTCGAACTCTGCGATGAGTTCCGGATTCTCCTGAAACGCCATATCACGCGCCATGTACACGCTCATCTCGGGGTGCGCCTTGCGAATCTCCGAAACACGCTTTTCAATGTGCGCCTCTGCATCCGTCGCACCGCCGTTGCTGCTTACGCCGATCTCGTCAAACATCCCCGAACGCTTCGCGATGTCAAGTGCGGCATCCAGTGCCGTGATGATCTGATTGTATGCGTCCTCATTCGCTGCCTTCGTACTTTTGAGCACCGGCGCAAGCTCCTCCGGCTTTTTGCCGAGCAATTCATAGCGCTTGGCAATCTGCATGATCTCATCGTCTTCCTGCTTCTCCATACGCTTCTGTACGTTCTCAAGCATCGCCGCGAACTCCGGCATGACTTCCCTCAGTACCGCAGCAGCCGATTTCTGCACCGGCGCATCCGTAACAGGCGCAACAGGTACGGTCGGCGTGTCAGCCTCCTCAGTTGTGCCATAGCGCTTCTCGATGTTCTCGTAAAAGGCCCGCTCCTCAGCGGTCATCTTGCTCTTATCAATCTTCATCTCTGCATCCTCCTCTGCTTTTTCAACGGGTTCTGTTTCTTCTACAGAAGGCGTTTCATCCACCCCCAGTGCTGCTGCGCGGCTTTTCATGATCTCGATGTCCTCAGCAGTCATTGCAATCGGGTTCATATATTTCTGCACGTCGGCGACATTACCGCCGCCCCACTGATTTGCAAACCCCAGCGCGGCGACATTAAACTCCGACAAACTCTGCTTGAGAAGTGCCGTCTTGTCTGCCACGGTATCGTCACGCATGATGGACATAAGGCTGCACCGCAGCGCATCCGTCACATTCCAAATCTCCTCGCAGACACGCTGCTGTTTCAGCGCGGCGTTTGCTGCCCCGAACGTCTTTGCGCCGCCCTCTGACTTTGCCACATCTGCAACTTCATCCTCCTCCAAGCCAAACCGTTTCGCGATGGCGTGGATAAGGCTCTTGATTTTACTCTCTCCCACTTCCTCACCCCCTTTCGGCGCGTGCTTAAAGAGCGCAATGTGTGCGCGCTGATTCGCCCCCGCATCCACAAAATCCACCTTCGTGATCTTGAGGTCTGTCAGTTTTGTCGGCATAGCTTCAGCTCCTTTTTCCCACGAAAAAGACGCTCATCACTGAGCGCCTAAATTGCTTTATACAGTTTCAGGGATCGCCGTCCCCTCAATGGAGAACATCGGATATTCTCCCGACTTGACCTTCTCCCAGACTTCATCATCGGTAACGTAGAACCCAATCCACCATCCCGTCGGCAGCGTGCCGTCCGGAATGCCCATCGCTGCCATCTTCTCTTTCGTGAACACAACGGATTCGACAAGCACGGCACAATCGCCGCGTTCGTGCATCTCGCCGCCCTCGCGGTAGAGCTTCACGAACTCGTAGGCGGCACGTTCAAGCATCTCCGGATCAATAACATCCTCGGAAAGATCGACAAGAGCCGCGCCGCTCTCGTCTTGTGAGATACTCGCCCATCCGAAAGCGAGCCGTTTCTCATCGCTGGACTTTTGAATATCAAAGCGCCCGTGGACCGTCTGCTCTATCTGAAATGGTCTCATCCATGCCCCTCCTTCATGCAGGTCGGTATGTGCACGTTCAATCCGAACGCCCGAATCACATCCAAATACCCGCAATCCCGATAGATTTCCTTTGCCAGTTCTTCTTTTCCAATGCTCTTGACGATGCTACCTAGATTCTCAAACAGCATAGAGATTCCTGCATTGTAGCTTCCCGATTCACAGAAGGAAGCAATCACAGAGAGCGCAGAAAGTTCACCCGCCCGTGCTGCACCGAGAAGCTCTGCCCACTTTGTCAGATGGGTGTTTGACTTCGGCGGGAGCAGTCCTGAAATATCCTGATAGCCCTTGTTGAACTTTTCAACGCTGATGGTGCACATCTCAGGAACAGCCCCGCCGCCTGTGAACAGCGCCGTGACGATTGCATACCCAAGCGGAAAGTTTGTCGGAGGCGGCGGCAAGAGAGCCTGATGCTCATAGACTGTCGCGCGATTCATAAGATCGAGCGCGCGCTGATGCAGCGTATACTGAACCGCAGCTGTCAGCTTTTCATCGTGCGGCTTGAAGTAGTCCGTAACCGCCGCCCGCACAGGCACAAAGAGCGCTGTAACCTTCCCCGCTCCCTTATAGCCCGCTTCCAATCGGTCGAGAGCTACGAGCGCCTCTTTTTCTTGCAGCATAAAACCCCTTCCATAAGAAAAGCACTCCGCAAGTGTGCAAAGTGCTCATTCCTTTTCATCTTCATACTTCTTCTGTAATTCTCGAATGCGACGGTTACGTTCCTCTGAGATCGGCTTATAGTGTTCGGCGTTTGTGTCCAGACCGAACAGCTTCCCCTCCACTCTCAGTTCTTCACTGATTTTATCCTCCTCCGCAATCGCCCAATCCAAAATTGCTTCAAACTCTCGCTGTGCTTCTTCTTTCGTCACCGCTTCCACCTCCTGTAACCGAATCCACGCCGCTTAGCCTCTTGAATTACCATGCTATGCCGAAAGACAAGTTCCTCTGCTTCGGCAAACGTGGGCATCTTATCAATGTCTTGCGGAAAGCGATTCAGTTCATAGACATATTTTTCATCAATACCACGAAGCACAGAAAGTTCATAGAGTGTGAACAAATCTATATCCGCTTTGCTGAACGACCACTCATTATCCGACCCGACAGGATGATTATGTGTCACCACGGCACCGCGCAGTTCCTCACCGAGATCTTCATCGGGGTACACACCATTGAGATGCCCAATACAGAGAATAACGCGCCCTTCCTTCGTGATAACAATGGCGTTCTCGACCGCCTGTTTTGCAATCTGCGGCTCGAAGTATTCTACTGTGGATTGTACCACGTCTTTGTTCTTGAAATCAATCCTGCCGAGTTCCTGCGGCACAGGATGGGCGGGGGCTTTCCTTTGTCCTTCTCCCGATCTCGAGCCTCGTGCTGGTGCTGCAATCTCTTTATATTGATGAGCCGTGCATAGTCATCCTGCCACTGAAGAATCTGCTCCTCATAGCCGTTTAGTATCGCTTCGCGCAGTTCTTTGTATGTCACGGCAGTCTGTTGGTCTTGAAACACCGAACAGAGCCACTCAGTAAGTTGCGGAGATTCTACATTTAGGAAATCGTCGAGCCGCCGCAGGATTTCTTCTGTCTCGTCACTGCTCTTTCGTTTTCGCAGAACACGGACGGGAGAGAATACCAGCATGGCTATCCCCTCCCAAGACGCTTCTGTGCCGCCTCTGTACGCCCGTTTTCCTCCATCGCGGTGTCTCGTATGTCCTGCGCATTTTCTTCGCTATCTGCGGGATGTGGCGGCTTCATAGCGGGTTCTGCATACGCATCCAGACGCTCGGGAAGCCCCGCCTGTTGCCGCACGAAATCCTCAAGTCCTGCATCGGGTTGGAGCACCCCAATGCCCGTCATCTTCTGGATGTAGTCGCCGAGTTTTCCGATGTCTTGTGTTTCAATGTCTCCGTGTACCAGTTCCGGATAATCTGTAATCCCGCCGAACTGCTCGCCGTTCATGTCCACGAGATACGGAATCGCCTTTTTGTTGAACTCCTCACAGATGATGTCCAAAAACGCACCGATGGCAAGCGAGAACATCTCCGTCTTATTGTCCGAGAGGGCGAAGCTGCCAACCTTCTGATGGCCGAGCAGAACAAAGTCTGCCAGCACCGTCATCGCCATACGTGTGTCATAGCGGTCAATCGTCGCATTCGTATCGAAGTTGCGCTTCCCGCCTGTACTGAGCAGTTTCAAATCCCACTCAGCAGGGAGAACAATGCCCTCCATGCTGTCGCGGCGAATATTCTTCATGAGAGCTTCTGCCAGTGCACGCGTGCGTACAATATCGGGGTCGTCACTCCATATATCCACGCCGGGAGGGGCAACGAGCACGGGAAGTCCTGCAAGATCGCGCTCAATACCGATGCCCTCGATCTCTTGAAATCGCTTCTTGAAGAACCACGAGCGGTAGGCGTTGCGAAGAATGCTGCGCCCCTCAGGGTTCCCCTTGCGGCTCTCCGTGCGGAACAGAAGCAGTTTTTCTGCGGGAATCGTGATGAGTCCAAAGTCGGGCGGCGGAACCTGTGTCATGCCTATGAGGTCATCACGCGCACCGTATTCCCATTGATAAAGCGTGTCCTGTGCGCGAATCGGCAGCTTCTGCCATCCGATGAGGCCGTCCTTGTGCTTGCTGTTCAGCTGCCTGTCACGCTTTCGCCCCATGCGGCGCTTGTAGACAATTTCATGTGCGCTCCATCCGTAGACGAGGAAAGACAAGATCTCTGAGAGTGTCCCCGTCCACGAATCCTCCATGTCATAAAG